TTATAAATCACTAGATGGCGAAGAGCTTCTTAGTGATGGGGAGGAATTCTAAATGAATAAAGAAGCACAAAAACCTTTCATCACTATTGATGATGTACAAATAAATGTTGAAGACTTACCTGAAGATGGTCAAGCTATCTTTGGTAGAATTCAACGCTTGAATCAAAAGAAAGTTAATCTTGTATTAGACTTAGAAGAAGTCAACGCAGGATTAACCTCTTTTACAAGCAGTATTATTAGTATTGTCAATGATGATGCAGGTGTAGAAGACGAAGACGAAGAAGAATCTGACGATTCTTAATTACAACTAGCTAGATCTACGCTGACAGCAATGATGTGTAGGTCTAGCTTTTTAATTTCAGGAGATAGAAATGGAATTACAAGAAAGCACATGGTCAGAATATAAATTACCATGTCCGAAATGCGGTGGATCAGATCCAGTCGCTAAAAATAAAGATGGATCAGCTAAATGTTTTAGTTGCGGAACTTTCTTTTCTTCTTATGAAGAAGCTATTGAAGGAAAAGTAATACTTAAAAATAATAATTATAAAAAAGGAAGTACTTTTTTAAGTTCTTATACTGGAGTATTTGGTTCTTTAACAGACAGAGGAATATCTGAAACTGTTGCAAAAAAATATGGTGTTCGTATAGTATATAATAATAGCGGTGAAATAGCGCAACATATATATCCTTATTATAATGGCAATGAAATTGTCGGAACAAAAACCAGACTTGTTGTAGATAAAGATTTTAGATTTCATGGTACATATGAGGGTACAGGATTGTTTGGGGAACAATTATATACTACAGGTGGTAAATATCTCACTATAACAGAAGGTGAGTGCGATGCATTGGCAGTTGCTGAATTAGGTATAAGATCTGCAGTTGTCTCTATCAAGAGAGGATCTGCTGGTGCTGTAAAAGATATTAGAGAAAGCATAGAATTTGTAGAATCTTTTGAGAATGTTATTCTTTGTTTTGATAATGACAAAGCAGGTAGAAAAGCAGCTAGACAAATAGCTCGTATTTTAAAACCTGGTAAAACTAAAATACTTAAATTGCCAGATGGATATAAAGATGCAAACGACATGCTTAAAAATAAAAAGTTTGCAGAATTTACAAAGGCTTGGTTTGAAGCAAAGGTTTATACACCATCAGGTATAATAGAATTGTCCAGTAAAAAATCTAGCTGGTTAAACAGAGAGATAAAAGAAAGCATAGCTTATCCTTATGAAGGATTAAATAAAAAGTTATATGGTTTAAGAAAAGGAGAGTTAGTAACTCTTACTGGTGGAACTGGACTAGGTAAGTCTAGTGTTACTCGTGAGTTAGAACATTGGTTAATAAATCAAACAGAAGATAACATAGGTATCATTGCTTTAGAAGAAAATTGGCAACGCACAGCAGATAGTATAATATCTATAGAAGCAAATGATAGAATTTATATTAATGAAATAAGAAATAAATATACTGATGAAGAACTATCAGATTTGTTTGATAAATCTATTCCAAATGGAAGAGTTTATATTCACGCACACTTAGGTGTTAATAATATAGATGAAATCTTTTCTAAGTTAAGATATATTATAATAGGATGTGAATGTAAGTGGGTAATTATAGACCATCTACATATGCTTGTTAGTGCATTAATGGATAGTGATGAACGCAGAGGAATTGATGTTTTAATGGCTAAACTACGAAGTCTAGTAGAAGAAACAAATGTTGGTTTAATATTAGTATCTCATTTACGTAGAGTCGGTGGAGATCGAGGACACGAGAGAGGTGTTCAAGTATCACTGAGTCATTTAAAAGGCTCCCAAGCCATAGCTCAACTATCCGATTGTGTTATTGCGCTTGAACGAAATCAACAAGCAGAAGATATAACAGAAGCAAACACTACTATAGTAAGAATATTAAAATCAAGATACACAGGATATACAGGCTATGCTTGTTCATTACTTTATAATTCTGAAACAGGTAGATTAATTGAATTAACAGATGAGGTAACATTTGAAAATGAAGACACAGATGACATCCCATTCTAAAATAATTTTTGATCTTGAGTGTAATGGATTAAAACCAGATAAAATTTGGTGTATTGCAGCAAAAGAATTAAATGGTCAGACATATACATATGGTCCAGAAGATATAGAATCGGGCATTGCTTTTTTATCAGAAGCCGAGACTTTAATTGGACACAATATTATAAGTTTTGATATTCCTATTATCGAAAATCTTTATGGTGTTGATTTAATAAAAGAAGTTCCTAACATAGAAGATACATTAGTAATGTCTAGATTGTTTAATCCTGTACGAGAAGGCGGACACAGTTTAGAAAAGTGGGGATACAAAGTAGGCTCTCTTAAAAAAGAAAAACCTTTGGATTGGAATATATTTGATCCTAAAATGATTCCTTATTGTATTCAAGATACTAGAATAAATGAAGCAGTTTACCTTGCACTATTAGAAGAAGGAAAATATTTTAGTAAAGAATCAATCGAAATAGAACATGAAGTTTCTAAAATATTAGATACTCAAGAAAGGAATGGTTTTTATTTTGATGAACAGAAAGCTATGGAACTCCTAGCATCTTTAAAACAACGAATGAAAGAAGTAGAAGAAGAAGTTCATGAAGTATTCAAACCAAAATGGGTAGACGATAAAAAAGTAACTCCTTATATAAAGAAAGACGGCACTCTTTCCAAGAGAGGTTTGACAGATGAAGAATTTAAATCTGGTATTATAAAACCTTTTATGAGAAAGAAACTTCAAGAATTTAATCTTGGTAGTCGTAAACAAATAGGTGAATGCTTACAAGACTTTGGTTGGAAACCTGAGAGATTTACACCAACTGGTCAACCTATTATAGACGAAGGAACTTTAAATAAAGTTAAGCACATACCAGAAGCTAAATTAATAGCTGAGTTTTTATTGTTACAAAAACGAACTGCTCAGATTGGCTCATGGCTTGACGAATTAAAAGGTGATAGAATTCATGGCAGAGTAATATCAACAGGTACAATTACTTCTCGCATGAGTCATCGTAATCCTAACACCGCACAGATTCCGTCTGTTAAAAGTCCATACGGAAAAGAATGTAGATCTTGTTGGACTGTACCGAAAGAATATAAATTAGTAGGTATAGATGCAAGTGGTCTAGAAATTAGAATGCTGGCACACTATATGAATGACGAGGAATACACAAATGAAATCATTAATGGAGACATACACTCCCGCAATCAACAAATTGCAGGACTTAAATCAAGAGATCAAGCTAAAACTTTCATATATTGCCTCATATATGGTGGTGGAAACGCAAAGCTTGGAGCAGTGGTTGGTGGAAGCAAAGCAAGTGGCAAAAAGCTTAGAGAACGCTTCTTTGATAATCAACCAGCATTTAAAACTCTTCGAGACAGAGTTAATAGAGCAGCGAAAAGAAAATATCTTAAAGGAATAGATGGTAGAAAAATATTTGTAAGATATGAACACGCCTCCCTTAATACTTTATTGCAGGGTGGTGGTGCAATCGTAATGAAAAAAGCTTTAATGTTATTGAACAACAAAGCAAAAGCAAGAAACCTGGATTATAAATTTGTTGCTAATGTCCACGATGAATGGCAAGCAGAAGTACACAGCGCACACGCAGAATACTTCGGTAAGTTAGGTGTAGAATCTATACAAGAAGCAGGTGAACATTTTAAACTTCGCTGTCCTTTAACAGGAGAGTATAAAGTTGGAGACAATTGGTATGAAACGCATTAAAAATTCAAGTAGAAAAGGAGACTTAGCAGAGTATTATGCTGTAACATGGTTGTGGGATAAAGGCTTTGAAGTATTTAAAAACTGTGGATGTACTGGCATTGTTGATTTAATTGCTATAGATAAAAACGGCAACACTAGATTAATTGATGTCAAAACTTTCCACAAAGATAATAGATGGGGTGGAACGTGGACAAATATTTCTGCACCTAGAAGTATAGAACAAAAACAAAAGGGTGTTCAAGTATTAGGCTTCAATCCTAAAACAAGAAAACTAAGATTTGTGGAGCATAAAACATGAAAAAAATAGATACATTGGTAGAAGATATTTACGAAAAAGTTTCGGTTGTTGCTGAAGGAGAACAGCTTGATGTAACAGACGAGGCTATAGACAAATTTGGAGAGGGCATGAAGGAAGCTCTTAAAACTTGGTTAACTCCTCATAAAAAGAAAGAACCTACTTTAAGAATGTCTAATATAGGTAGACCAGAAAGACAGCTTTGGTTTGATATGAACTCGCCAGCAACTGCGCAATTACCTTCTCCTGCAACCATGATTAAATTTTTACTTGGTCATTTAAGTGAACCCCTAATGGCATTCTTAGTAGAATTAGCAGGGCATACAATTACTGATGAACAAAAGGAAATCAAAGTAAAAGGTATAGTAGGTCACATGGACTGCAAGATAGATGGCGAAGTTGTTGATATGAAAACAGCATCTCGTTTTGCATTTACAAAATTTGTTAACGGAACACTAGCTGAATCAGATCACTTTGGTTATATTGCACAACTCACAGGCTATGAAAAAAATGAAGGTACAGACCAAGGTGGATTCTTAGTACTCAATAAAGAAGGCGGTGATCTTTGTTTCTTTAAACCAGAAGAACTTGACAAACCAAATATAGATGTTAAAATAAGTAATATAAAGAAAACAATTAAAAGAAAAACTCCGCCTCCCAAATTATGTTATGCTCCAGTAGCAGAAGGAACTTACGGCAACTATAAAATTGCAAAGCCTTGTAACTACTGTCCGCATAAATTCCTTTGTCATAAAGATGCTAACAACGGAGAAGGTTTAAGAGTTTTTAAATATGCGAAAGGACGTGCTTACTTTACAACAGTAGCTAAGAAACCTAACGTGTTAGAAATTACACATGTCGCACAACGGAGTGAGTCGAGTAGTTCTTGGAGAGGTCGAACAGATAAATATGCGCAAACCTAGAGTAAAAAGACCTAAAGAAAAAGACTTACCAAAAGGATATGATTCCAAGTGGGAATATAATCTACATAAAAGTGTTCTTAAAACTTGGGAACATCACAGAGGATTAATAAAATACTCTGTT